CCGCCATTACCATACATTAATCCATTTATATGATTTCTAGCACGCCATCGGTACACTGCTTGTTCATACTGATCTGTTTTGTATTCTAGTGTTTCATTGAAAAAAGATTCTTCAGGCAAATTGTCGCCATCTATGAGTATAAAACGTTCTGTGTCACTTAATTCCGCCGCGGCTTTGTGTGCCGCATCTGAACCTTTTACACCGTCAACACGTTTTGCCCACGGCACCATGTTGTGTATTTTAATCCAAAATTCTTCTTTTTGTGGTTCATCGTAACTAAGATATATGCAATCTAAGTCTGCAACATCAATCATTACTTCTATACTCGCCGGTAAACGGTTTAAAAGTATGTCCTCCAGCCAAAATACATGCTACCTCGTAATTGCCTACATTTTGTAAAGTAAAAATAGTAAACGACCTTTTATCAGGCGACACATACATCAAAAGATCAACTGTTTGTAAACTTAGCTTCGTCAGTGGCTTAATAGTTGCTACACCACTGGCAAATTCTTTTTCACCATAAGTTTGCACAGTTTCGCTTATGTACATTACACCATCTTCTCTACAAGGAATTGTCATATTCAAAAGTAATTGCGTTGGTAAAATTGAATCTGGACGTGGTTTTGGTTGTGGCATATTTTCTGCAAATACATTAAAAGAAAGCATAATTGCAAATAGTATCAATATTGTTTTTTTCATTGTTTTTCCCTTCGGCCTAATCAGCTAAAAAAACTTTAAGTTTCCATTTTGATTGGCTATTGTTGTCAACAATCATAACATTGTCAACTGCACAGGCAGTCCCTTCTGTACTAGGTATTAGTTTTGCCCATTGCACTGCCTCATTTATTGTAGTTAATTTGCCATTAACAACAATACTATCGTATCTGCTTTCAGCATACTGTTGCTTATTGATAACAATAAAATCACCATCAAGATTTTCAGTTGAATACTGCAAAGGTTTTCCTGTCTTTTTATTATAGTACAATTTGTAAACTTTGTCAACCTTTTTTGCAGGTTTTACAATGTCGTAAAAAAGTTTATTAAAATCATTTGGCTCCATAATATTCTCCAAATTCCCTTGCAAGATATTTTTGATGATAGTGTACAAATCCGTGTTGATTGTGTCCGTTAATTCTTAATACTCCATTTACAATTTCCCATACCAACTCTTTGTTCCAGTCTGAAGCAGTGGTTCCAAGTATAGCTGGTTTCATGTGTGTGATTTGGGGACCAACACCGGGTGTTGTAAAATTATTATTACAAAGTGCGTAAATTAAATCTGTGTTTGCTTTTTCACTGTGTCCACCTTGTAAACAATCTTTAATCTCATTCCAGTTTTCAAACATAAGTTTTACATTTTCAAAAAACTCTTGAGCTTGTTTACTGACTCTCCAATAGGTTATTGCATTGTAAACATCTTCTAATTTGTTTTTGTCAAATATTTTTCTGTATCGTCGAACTTTACTTTGTAGGTTATAAAAATTTTTACATCCTGTTGATATCCACAAAGGTTTTGTTCTATACAATGTCCACCAATGATCAACTGGCCCACTTACGACCATGTCAGATTCGAGCTTTACTGTTTCGTGAAACGGACTGGCTTTATATATTTGCCAATCAGTTGTCCATCCGCCACTATTTCCATATGGAAAAGTTCGCACGTAATCAAATATATCATTGTCACAGTCTGCATCTGTTAGCAGGCAGATTTTTGCGTCTGGATGCCAGTATTTTAAACTTTTGGCTAAAGTTATTGCACAGTCTATATAACTTTCTGTTCCAATGACAAGATAACCTTTTTCAGCTTCATAGGTCATTTAATTTCTCCAAACTTTGCTTACCCATGATATGTAAATCTGTATTTTGGATACACATGCATCTTGTTGTGTGTTTGAGCCACCACTTTCCGTCAAAGTCAACTTGAATCTCTTTGTCTACATTAAATAGAGGCCACGGTATATTGCATTGATCAGCAATCGTGTTTCCATTACACAATAACAATGCAATGCTAAGAGCAAAATCGTTGCGAAATTGTCTAGCATCAAATCCAAACAAGTTTGCGTAATGATAGTAATTATTTTCAACCATTTTCCAAACGTCAAACACATCACGCACAAAATTTGTTCTATCAAAAATTACCAATGTTGCCCACCACATTACTGTATTTTTTGTGCCAAACTTTTCAACATGTCTTTTGCTTTTGAAAATTGGTTGTACAGTTTTATATGCAAGTAAAGGTTGTGCAGAATCAAATAAAGGTAACAATGTAGTTCCGTTTACCATATAATCTGTGTCGACTAACAACGTTTTGTCGTAAGGAGAATAATCAAATGCACTACTTCTATCTGCATTGTACCATGTTCTTCTTTCATGGCGATTGTTGGTAATTGGTTTTGGTACAATTATTGTATTATCAAAAATGTCAGAATCAACTTTTGTATCTGTTACTATGCTGACAGGTAATTTTAAGTATTTTTTTATACGTTTAGCACACTTAATAGCAAGTTTGGTATACTTAACTTTACTATCAAATGCATAAAGTAAAGCACCCTTGTTCATCTTAATTTTGAAATTTCTTGATATTCTTTTTCCCATGCATTCATTTGTTCTTGCCAAAGTTGCATGGCTTGTTCTTTTAAATCTTTTGTGTACACACGAATTGGAGTATTATAGATATCTTCCAGCACGGCAATACTATCGCATACATTGCACAAATTTATTAAATCTGGGCCAGCACGCCACATACCACCCANATGTGCAAAAAGCATTTTTGCTTGATAAGTTTCTCGTAATACAATTCTTGCTTGTTTGTGATCAAAGCGTGTCTTTATGGTTTGTTTTAATTTGGCAGTGTCCATACTGTACTTAGTCACAAAAAAACCCTAGTTAATAAAAACTAGGGTTTTGAGAAAAGTAAAAGTATTATGACTGTGACCAACTTGGCGAATTTTGTGTTACAGTTCCCCAAGTATCTGAAAGATGAGTTGTGCTTGGGTAACGTATTGTTGATACCTGTGTTAGGGTACCGTCAACATTATCTGGTGATCCTGGATCTGGTGGAGCATAATCATCTGATAGGTCTGTGTAAATTGTTATTACTGTAGACGTTGTACTGTATGAAACTTCTATTTCGTTAGCACCATATGTACCTGATGGAATTTGTTTAAAATTTAAACTTGGTGTTCCATCAAGTGCGTATGCACCTTCAGTTGTTGTAAGTGTGGTTGGTGTGCCAGAGCCACCAATCTTTGTTAATCCTGTGTAAGCAACACCGTTTATAGTTTTACTTGCGGCTGCACCTGTAAGCACCAATGTGCCTGCGGCAGTTAACAAGTCAGACCATGTTGTATTCTGTGTGCTTGATGTGCCACCTGATCTACTCCAGGATAGTCTTATTTGTCCGCCTGCGTTGAAAAAATATCTATAAGCGGCAGCACTTGCAAATGTAAATGTTTTTGAAAGTGTTGAACTGTTATTCCAAGAACTTGTGCTTGTGCTTGAGACTGAACTATCTGATCCTTCTGCGGCGGCGTTGTTTCTGTTTGTGTTTACAGTAGCAATGTTTGTGCTTAATGCGGTAAATGCCGCAACTGTGTCACCTGTAGACGGATTTGTAATACTTGTTATACTTGAACCTTGATGCGATGCCAACGAATTCATTCTTGTTAGCAGTGTGGCCCACTGTGTGGCTTGCACTGTAGTGCCTGCCGACACTGCTGATACAGTAGTGCTTTGTCCGTATCCTTTGTCGCCTGTGCCTGATCCCCATATACTGTTTATGTTGTTTACCGAGTTATCACCAGTGCCTGCGGCGTTACCCGTTGCAAAGATATTGTAATCGTCATCTACAATTATATTACCTGCTGAATATGTCATTTACTTTTCTCATCCTTTGTATTAGTATATACCACGGTATAGTTGGTATTTAAACATATTTATAACACTACGCAATTTTCACTATAGCTTCTACAGAGCCAATATCCTCGTCTGCTTTATCCTCTAGAGCACGACCAATTACATTAAATGCAGTTACCTCATCCAAGTTTGCTGACCTTGCCAATCCGTTTCCTGCACTGACTAATCTGTCGCCTTTGCTGACAAAGCCAATAACATTTACTGGTACTCTTCCGCTCATTGCTACCGGAGGATGGGTTTCATGCGAACCTGCTCCGCCGTTCATTAAGTATGCTGGTTGGAAAGATATCACACCAAACACCTTATTGCTTGAGTCTTCTTTACACATTGTAATCTCGTTTACGCCACCTAGTTCAACAACTGTGCCAGCTGAATATTCAGCATCAGCATGAAAACGTTCTGCCATATCAGCATATTCAGCAGTGGTTGCTTTTGCAAAGACTGTATTGAATCCTTGACCACTTGCTCCGATGTTTCCAACGCCAGCAGTACCGCCATTTACGATTGCAGTGGCCGCATCACCTGCATTGATTGTAACTGTTTTAGCAATAGTTGCATTAGCAGTTGCACCATCAAGTGTTAGTGCAGTNGTTGTTACTCCGCCGTCGTTGACTTGAAATATTATGTCGCCATCTGATGTTTGGTTAGCTAGATAAACGTCAGTACCACTTACAAACAATCTTCCGTCACTATCAGCGCCTACATACAATCCGGTGTCAGCTAACACGCTAATACTTGTATTGTTACTAGTTGCGGCATCTGATCTCATAAAGGATGTAGAATTCAGTGTATCAAGTGTATCTGCGTTTGTTGCAGTTCCGTTAAACACTGCGTTTGATACAGTGGTGCTCATGTTCAAGCCTGGACCAATTGTTGCAAATCCTGATATTGCCGCTGCCGGAGTAAAAGTAGCGTCTTTTGAGAATATACTAACAATAGTGTTGTTTACAAACATTTGAACTACAACGTGATCTGTTGCAACATTGTCTGTNATTGTGGTTACTATCGCACCAGAAGTNCCTTCACCACTTGTAAAACTTGGACCAATTGTAATAAAACTAGAGCCGTTGTAAACTTTCAACTGATCATTTGTGGTATCAAACCACAAGTCACCAGCAACATTTGAGCTTGGTGTGCTTGTTGATGCCGTTGCGGCTGAAATAACTTTAAAAGTTGTTCCGTTATACACTTTCATTACATTGTTGGTTTTATCGTACCAAAGTTGTCCTGTAAGTGGTGCACCTGGTGCAGATGTGTTTGCTCCGTTTTCAAGTAAACGTATAAAGTTCTCATCTAAGAACTCTCCGTATCCAGCGTAGTTTTTTCCAACTAGCGTTTGACTTGAGTCGGTATTGATAGTACCATCCGCAACTACTGCAAAAATTGTACCATCTGTTAAGTTAATGGTATATGACATTTTATTTTACTCCGTTTCTTAAGTGTATTTATGTTGCACTCAAGTTAGTTAATGTTTGTATTCTTACTGTATAATCAATTTGTATCTGTCTATTCAAGGATTTTTGAACAGGGTGAAAGATAACATGTGTTATAAGTCTAAGATCTGTTGCACTGCCGTTCCAGGTCTTCAATCCTAGTTCGTCAAATACATAATCTCCGTTAAAATCGGTTGAATTATCAAAGGCTTGTTGCCCAGATGGTTCACCGTAATCTAACAAACAACTTACCAATATATCGCTATATACTTTACCAGTAGTATGTGTAACAGTGAGATTGTTTCTACTTGTATCAGTGTTACTTGCACTATTATCATCAACTACCTTTGAATAAGTTGGGTTGTATAAGTTTGCATTTTGGCCTGTTGTATTAGGCGGCAAGTATGTAATTACACCAGTTGGGTCAACACTACTACCACCGTTTCCAAAGGACATACTATAAATTTGTCCAACAGATTTATTAGCCAAACTATTTGCTAATGCTTCACTTATATTTTCATAGTGAATTGCATTTCTTTTATCAACAATTATTTCACCACTATTAGGATCAAAAATTTTAATATGTCCACTAATAGCAATTTGCCCATTCTCATTTGGACGTTTTTCTTCTTCTTGGTCCACTATGTTCTCGTTGTTTGTTTCTTGTTCCATGCTGTATTTACCTTATTAGATAACCACCGTTTTAACTCTTCAAAAATTTCACTGCAGGTGTAGTTTGATCTTGCAATGCTATGCCGTTACTTGCACTATTTGTTCCTTGTGCATACATTACGTTGGCAGTGACTTTACTAAAATGTACCTCAACTCCATCTCCAGGTGGTGTAGTTAAAGTTACCTCAGTAAATGTAGAATCAA